GCCAAGGTTCCCCTACCGGAAGGGCGCTAGGTACGAGTACTATGTCAAGCAGCTCCTCGAAGAGAAGGGTTACCTAGTTGTCCGAACCGCCGGCTCGCACGGACCTTTCGATTTGATCGCGTTCGACAAGCGGAACAACCTCATCCTCCTAGTGCAGGTTAAAAAATCGAGTTACATCCCCAAGCAGGTGAAAGAGTCTTTGAAAGCGCTAGCCGGCACCTACACCGTCAAACCCGTAGCGTACCTGCAAGGGCGCTGGGTGGACCTGACCGAAGAGCCCTAGAGCACGCTCAACCTCTCTCTCTTCTCTCTCGACTTTTCTCTGGCGCTCCGCAGCCGCTCCACCATCGCCATGTACCGAGCGCTGGAAGCCGTAGCTGCCCGCTGTTTCACCAGTTGGATCAGCTCGTCCGCCAGCTTCTCGGGCGGGTAGGACTTGCCCTGGCTGGCGATCTGCGTGCAGATGGTTTCAGCGATCTCGCGCACGTAGCCGATCATCTCGTTCTCGCTGATGTCGCCAGCGACGAAGGCGTCGGCGATGTCGCGCAGCAAGGTCCACGCGTCCAGCTTCTCGCGCATAAGGGTTGTGCCGGAGTACAAGTCGTTCAGTTTCGCCAGTATCGGATCCACCTGGCTCACATCAACTGCCATCTTCTTCCCCCTCCTCCGCTTTCTCCTCCTCAACCCTTATGTACTTTGCGATTTCCTTCACGTCCTCCTCCACAACGTAAATTGTCGGTTTACCGTTTTCATCGACGCCGTTGTACGCTCTGATCCGTCCCTCCATCGCCAGGCGCAGCAAAACGACTAGCGGCACCCTGTACTTCAGCACAGCCTGGTGCAGCTTCACACACCCTCTCTCAGCAGCTTCTCGATGGCTAATAGCAGCAGATCCTGTATCGACAGCTGTCTCCTCTCCGCCTCCCTCTGAAGCAGCTCCCACAACCTCTTCGACACCACCACTCTCAACTCCACGCTCATACTCGATCAATGCGCTCGCTTCCTCTGCTTTTAAAGTTGACACGTGAAGACCGCCTACGTTACTGCGCGACTCGTAAACGATGCGCCACCGCCTCGTCATCTTGCCGAGGAACTTTTCAGCATCGACTTTCAGCAGTCTTAAAACAAAAGTGACGGAAACAGTCTCGGGCACCTCCGAGGACGAAACATGGGAGCGCTCCTCCGCGACGACCTCGACCCCCTCGTCTTTCAGCATTTTCAGGACGTAGCGGAGCAACCGTCTCGTAACCGTCAGTCGCGACACCATCATCGCGCGCGTCCTCTTGGTATCCACCTCGGTTCTCTGAAGCCTAAACATAATGGTTGCCTGAACCGCGTTGTCGAGCCAGCTCAGCTCCACCGAGGGGGCGATCCACACGCCCACCCGCGCCGCTCTTCTTGCCAAAAAGGCGCTCCACGCGATGTACTTAGCCAGCTGCCTTTGAATCTCCCAGAGCGGAGCCTTGGTCAGCGCATCTTCGATCGAAACCGTTAGCGGACCCCTCGGCACGCTGGAGACAAGCGGGAAGCAGCTCATAAACTCAGCGCCCGTTTCTGTTTATTGATAACATCGCCACGCCCCTTAAGCTATAGACTCTGTCGCAACGGATACTGTAAGGGGTAAATGTCTGTTTTTATAAAGAGCTTCTCTAGACCCCTTTCCTCGGGGAAGACGTAATGCCCTTGGTAAAGGGTCTGAAAGAGAGGTATGAGAAGTACACGGCAAAGACCCCGCCTGACGTCACCGGCGCTAGGTACGCCGCTAGCAAGCCCATCGCCGTGAAGCGCGAGCTTGCCGGCGCGGGTCCCATCGCGGAGATCATCGAGCTGACTAGGAACATACTGGAGTCGAAGGGCGTCCCCGCGGGCCAGCACGGAGTCTACTACGCGTTCGTGGAGAAGATCAGGAAGGCGGCGTTCAGCCACAGCGGCGCGACGCTCCAGAGCTTCGTGGCTGGGCTGAAAGCGGCTTTCACGCAGAAGGGCTGCGACCCAGCGATTCTCGACACTCTCAGCAAGCTGATCGTGGGTGGTTAGCATGCCGTTCGTCAGGAAGATTGCGGATAGGTTAGAGAAATACAACATCAAGTACCCCGACGCCACCACCCAGACCGCCAGGATCACCGCCGTCAAGCCGATAATGGACCTGCGCTACCAGGCGGCCTCTTCGCCGATCGCCAACGTGGTTGACATCGTGAGGGGCATCATCGAGAGCGAGGGCGTGCCCACGGGTCTCCACGCGCTGTACTACGCTTTCGGCCAGAAAGTAGCCGCAGCGATGTTCAGCCACACCGGCGCCACCCTGAACAAGGAGATCGCCGGCTTGAAGAGCATGTGGGTCACCGCGTACGGCGCCGACACCAATATCCTCGACAAGATCGTCACCGCCATACTGGGCGCCGTCCCACCGTACTGAGAACGCTGAACGCGGGGTCTTCGCGGTACCTAAACATAAATCTTTTTTTCTTTTCCCTTTTCCCGTGAACACACTCTAGACGATACTCTTTTCACCCTTCCGCACAGTTAGCAAGCCGATGAGAGTCCTGCCTGTAACGTCGGAGAGAGCGGTATCATTGCGGAAAGTGACGATGGACATAGCCGACGTGCTGCGCGAGAACGGTTTCAGCGTCCTGGAGCCGATGCTGTACCCAGACGCCGTCAAGTTCTCGCAGCTGAAGTTCCAGGCGACGTACATCGTGATGGCTTTCGACACGATATGGGCGACGCCCTTCTTCTACTTGGGTTACAGGGCGAAAGCGGACGGCAAGCGCTACGTCTGGTACGCCACCGTCGAGGGCAAGGTTCTACGGACCCCGCACGAGGACTGGGTGTTCCGCGAGTTGGAGTTCGTGGCGGTTTCGCGCTACGTGGCTAGGAAGCTGGCGGAAGCCGGAGCGAGAGTGAAAGCCATCGTCTACCACGGCGTGGACACCCAGGAAGCCTTCATCTACGGAGCGTGGGGACCGAAAGTTCGCAAGAGCTTAGGTTTCTCCGAAAGCGACTTCGTCGTAGGGTACTTGGCAGGAGCCTACTCGCGGAAGGGTCACGACCAGTTCGCGGAGGTCATCAAGCTGGTGATCCAGCGCGACCCCTCGGTCAAGTTCGTCATCCTCACCCAGCCCCAGGCTGCGCAGTTCTATACTGGCTGTCCCAACACCTTAGTTGTAACCTCTTTCGGCGAAAAAGGGAAAGAGTGGATCTGGGGCTTCTACCACGCGCTCGACCTCTACGCGCACCCAGCCCTAGCCGAGGGCTTCGGGTTGCCAGTTCTAGAAAGTTTAGCATGCGGTAAACCAGTAGTCCACGCGGATTACGAACCCTTATCAGAAGTAACGACTCCCGAAACGTCGTTCCGAGTCCCCGTCGTCGACGTCCAGTACGCGCACGATACCATGCACCTGCGGACCGGCATCCACTACGAGCACCACCTCTACGACCCCCAGGAGTTCGCGGAAACGATACTTCAAGCGAAGGAGGAGGTTCTGAACCGTAAAAACGAGTTGTACAAGCTGTGCGTGGAGAGAGCGTCCGAATTCGAAAAACGCAAGGTATATAACGCAATAGCGCGGATGCTCGCGCGGTGAAAGTATGAGCGAGCAGGAAACCGTTTACCCAACCCAACCGGTCAAGCCCGCAGCGACCGAGCCGGCGGCGGCTCCCGCGCAGCCGCCCGCACCTAGGGAGCTTTCCCCCGAGGACCAAAAGTTCATGGACGCGCTAACCTGGCTCTTCACGTCCGCGCAGGAGTTCGGCCTGTCTCTAGCAACCATCGAGACCGACATCAGCAAGCTCCCGCGCGACGTGCGAGAAGCGTTGGAGCTTGGCAGAGAGGTGGCGAAAGCGGTGAAAAACTTCCAGCAGATCGTCAAGGAGCGCATGAAGATCGCGCGCGCCGCTAGACCCGTGACCACACCAGCGACGCTATGAGCGCCAGATCCCTTCCTGGGCAGAGGCCCGTAATCAGGGTTCAGGTACCGCCGGTCGAGCTGGAGCTGCTCGACGCGAAGGTAACCATCATCGAGGTTCACAAGTACGAGACGCCGTGGACCGGACCGGTGTACCACGTAGCTTGTGTCGTCGAGTGGGGCGGCTACAGGTCCCAGGTCTTCTTCGTCGACGCGAAGGACAACGATGAGCTGGAGCGAAAGCTGAAAGTGGAGATCGCGAAGATGAAGCTGATGGTGATGACGGGTTACACAGCCCCCTTCCAGCGCATAGCTTAAAATACTGGGTCAACCCCTCTTTTTTACGAGATGAGTGAGGAGACGGAGCTATACTTGCCTACCCCAGAGGAGGCGCGAACTCTGCTAGCGTACATCGAAACCCTCCCCCTCGACGAGCTAATGCGGAAGAGGATCGCGAAAACCATACGAGAGCACGCCGCCGCCATCGTCCAGCAACTCGAAGAGCTGAACATCGAGCTAGCGAAGGAAGCGGCGCAGATCAGGCTGACGGTAGCGGACCTCGACCTCGAAGCTCTCAGCTCGCAGCTGCTGGGTCTCCCCGACATAATCGGGAACCTGAAGAGCTGGTTAGCCGAGCAGCTGAAAGGGCTGGCATCGTGGTTCGCCAGCATCGTAGACAGCATAGCGCACTCTCTCTGGAGCACGTTCATCAAGCCCGCGCTCGACGCGATCAACTGGGTCGTCAGCGGGATCAGGGACCGTATCGCCGGCATCGGCGACGCCCTCTCGCGTCTAGCGGGCGACGTATCGAGGTTTTTCTCCGACATCGCATCTAGGCTGGCTAGCATCGGCGACGCCGTCAGGGGGATCGCCGGTCAAGTGCTCGGAGCTTTAAGCTCCCTGCGCGACGCGCTATCGTCCGCGCTCGTCAGCGCCGTGTCGTCCATCACGCAAGCGCTCGGCGGCATATCGTCCGCCCTGCGCTCCGCGCTCGACGCCCTATCGAGGATACCAGGCGCGATCATCGACGCGCTGAAGAGCGCCATAGGAGCCGCGACGAGCGCGCTAAGCTCGCTCATCCAAGGCATCGGGAGTGCGCTGCAAAGTTTCGCAGCAACAGTTTCCGATTTCTTCTCCAAGATCGCGTCCTCGCTGGCAGGGCTGGCGGAGCTGGCATCGCGCGGTTTCGCGACATTAGCGGAGCAAATGGCGAGCGGAATCAAAGGGCTGGCGGCAACGGTCGGCGACCTCGCTAGCAGGATCGGGAGCGCCGTATCGGGTCTCGCTGAATTGGCGTCTAAAGGCTTCAGCGCGCTAGGCTCGATGATCGGTAGCGTGCTCGATATGTTGAAGACGCTTTGGAGCGCGTTCGAAAGCGCTTTGAAGAGCGCTGCTGAAGGGATAGGGAAAGCGGTTGCGAGCCTCGGCGAGCAGGTTGTGGGTGCGCTGAAGGGTCTCGCCGGCACGGTCTCCGATTTCTTCGGAAAGATTGCATCATCGCTGGCGAGCGTGGCGGACTACATCGCGAAGGGTTTCGCGGGTTTGCTCGATGCGCTGAGGAGCGGTCTCGGCGATCTGTGGAGCAGGGTGCAGAGCGCTGTGGCCGCCCTCTCCGAAGCTCTTTCGAAAGCGCTGGCGCCGCTCGCTGAAATGGTGTCGAGGGGTTTCGCCGAACTCGGAAAGTGGATGGCGGAAGCCGGCAAAGCGCTGGAGCAGGTCGGCGTCGTGATCATGGGATTCGTGAACGCGGTAGCCCAGCTCCCCGAGCGCATCGCCGGATTCTTCAAGTGGATATCGGACGCGATTGTAGGTCTCAAAACCGCGCTGGAGAACTTCTTCAAAGACCCCATAGGCACCCTGAAGAAAGCGCTCGAAGACATTGGTAAATGGATATGGAACGCTCTACCGGACTGGCTGAAGGGCGCTATTGAAGCGGTCAAAGGGTTCTTCGCTTGGCTGTGGGAAGAGCTGCAGAAGTTTGCCAAGGATCCCGCCGGCTACGTCTACAATGCGTTCAAGTGGCTGGGAGAGGAGATCTGGAAGCGCCTGCCCGAGCCGCTCAAGTGGATAATCGAGAACGTCCAGAAAGCCCTAGCCAGCGCGTGGGATACAATCGTGAAGTTCTTCACGAAGGATCTGCCAGGGTTCTTCGCCTGGTTGTGGGAGGGCATCCAAGCGTTCGTCAAAGATCCATTAGGGTGGCTGCAGAAGAACGTGGGTGAACCTTTGTGGAACTTCGCGAAGTGGCTGTGGGAAAAGATCGCTGCAGGTCTTCAATGGCTCTGGGAGCAGTTGCAGAAGCTGGGAGCAGCGGTTTGGAAGGCGCTCACGGACGCGGTTACCGCGCTCTACAACGCGGTCTCCGGAGCCTTCAGGGCGCTCATCGAGGCGATACTCGCGCCCGTCAGGGGCCTCGTCCAATGGCTCATCGACGACATCGCGAAGTCGATGGTGGCCGCAGCGAAGGGGATGGAGGAGGTGCTGGCGAAAGCGGTGAAAGAGTACGCGCAGTACATCGAAGCCGAAGGTGAGG